ATGGTTTCACCCTGTCTCTCTTTCATGGCTTCTGAAATTAATTGTTTTAGTTTTTTAGCATCAAGCTTCATTCGTCTAGTCTCCCAAATAGATAATTTTCTAATACTAAATAGTATGTTTTATCATGAATTTCAAGAGTATTTAACATTCTTCTTTCGAGAACAATTGTCGAGCCCACATCATGTTCTTTCTGACAATCCTCTGCACAATCTAAAACCTTGGCGACCACATAGGGTGCCAAAGGCTTCTCATAATCAGATGGTAATACAACGATGGACTCAGGTTCTTCATGTTTCTGCTCTTGTGGTTGTACTAACAGGTGTCTATTGAGCGGCTTCATTTTGCCTCCAAATATCTCTTAACCACTTTTACTTTGAATTTAGTGCCAAGTGGGCCGCAGCGCTTAATTTTAGTTTCAGCCTCAAGAGACTCGCTCTTGACTTTCGCCTCAGCATAAGTGTTATATACGGCAACATTTTTCCACTCCTTCTTTTGTTTGTTGGTTTTTGTTTCTTTGTCCATTATTCCTCCATGGTGTTAAAATATTTCGCAGGAACCGCCTGCGCAGGCTAACTCGCCTTTAAGGTCTGTGTTATCTTCGGACTCTCTCACATTATCGAGATCGATGTGCTGCAAAGTCTTCTGCATTTCTAAGTAAGTCTGTTCATTACAATCCTCAAATGGAGGCTGCTTGTAAGTGTGATCAGAATAGGGCAGCACAGACAGACCATTATAGAAATCTTTGTTCTGCCACATCCAATCTCCCACATCGCCCCACTCATTAGGTTTAACCGTAATAGTTGCGGAAACGTTATTAGTATTTTGACCCTTCCGATGTCCAGCTTTCACCCACTGAGAGTGTACCTTCTTCACTCTACGAAGTAACTGAAGGGCACTTTCCTTTCTAGTGATTGAACCCTCTGGTGCCTTTTGTGGTACTGAGATAACTGCTGTATCGTGCGGACGGAAGAATTCATCTTCAATCAAGTTGGCATGATTCTCTGCAAGGTATGAATAGATTGGTTCATTCTTGCCAACTCGGATTCGTCGAATGTAGTGTTCGTTGTGCCAAGCGTGAATGCCACTTGACGTGCCAAGAGTCAAAGAGGTGGTACCTGCTGGCTTGACAGTTGTACATCGAGCGGCTGGCTTGATGCCAATTAGGGCTGCTACCTGCTCGTTTGTCTCCTTGACAGCACGGGCGGCTGCTTTCATATCCAGCTTTAAGACTTTACCAGAAGCGATGCCTGTCATTGATACGCCAATAAGATAATCTTTTTCAGTGTTTCTCTGCCATACAGGACGAAGGTAGTGAAAGTCAGTGTACGATGCTTGAAGAGTACCAATGAAAGAAGCAGCACGGCTTCGGGCTTCATAGTCTTCTTGATCTTGTACATTGCTTACATTAACCTCAGTCAGGTTGCAGAACTGATAAGGTCGCAATGAAATCTCACAGCAAGGGTTACACCCATAGTCCTTATCGTTAGTAAAATAAATGCCGGGTTCGCCACTACCAGAAGACTTAATCCTCTCCCACAGGTCAAAGAACATTTCTTCATCAATACGGTGGCGCATGATAGCAACAGAGTTGTTTGCTCTTCCTCTTTGTGGATTCGTCTCCCACCACTTACCGGCTTTCGATGCAAGCATTTCTTCATCTTCCATAGAGAAGAGAGAAATCAAAGCGGCACGTCTAATACCACCAGCAAGCACGGCATCGGCAATGTGACAGACTATGTCGTGGACCTCAAGAGAACTAAGCTGATCGCCGTCGTCTTTCTGTGACAGCAAGCCGTCAATCTTAACGAGGCATTCTCTCAATGGTTGTGGGCCCGGGGCTTTTCCTCCACTGGTTACCAAAGTGGAACCCTTGGGTCTAATATCAGAAAAGTCGAAGCGTAATTTAGATGTGCCTGTAAAGTAACTTTTAATTAAAGCTGTAACTGCATCAGACCATCCTTCAATGGAGTCTCCGATCAAGAATCGTCGAGTCCTTTTATCGTTGGGTGTGTTTATCTCAGGTAAGTTTTCAATATGGTGATGTTGCACAGAGAACCCAACACCAGTTCCTCCAAGAAGCAGGAACATAATTTCACCAAACACTCTGTAATCGTCAACTGGAGCATACGCACAATTAAAAATTCTATTAGGAGATACTTCAATTGGTTTTCCACCAAACTGCATTGACCTCATCGAGGGCAAGATCTTCTTATCATAGACATATTGATAGGCTTCTTTAATCTCGGCCTCCAACTTAGGAAATTTCTTTACATGCATGTCTACATTTCTGGTAACCAGTTCGTTCCAGTTTTCTCTTCGACCTAGATCTTCTCTAAATCTTGCGTATTTCATATGAACAGTAATGTCCGATAATATTTTGTTAGTTGCGTCCATCCGTTTACTCCTTATTTGCTTAGCTGTGCGTACTTTTTCTTTATGAAACTTAACTTTTCTGTTGAAGATGATTGTGAGACCTCATCTTCCGAAGGTCTTTCCAGAACTTTCATCTGGACATTGGACCAATCTGCCATTACGGGAAACACAATACCATCGGGACCGTTACGGTTCTTAGCAATAAAGATTCGACCGGTGTTTGCAACCTTGTCATCCGCAGTTCTAGAGAGTGAGAAGATAAAGTCAGCAACAAAACATTTATTGAATGCCTCAGAGATAGCTTCCATAGTGATAACCTCTGCATTCAAGCCTGACCGGTTTGTTTGAGAAGCAGTCCAGACAGGGCACTCATTGACCTGTGCGATTGCTCGCAGGTCTTCATAAATGTTTTCCAAGTCGTGACGCTTTTCGCTTGTGCTCTTAACAGGACGCAAGAGATCAGCATAGTCTACTAAAATCATATCTGGATGTATTCCTCTTTTCTTTAGCTTTTCAATATGAGAGGCAATTGTTCTGGTTGATGCTGATTTGGTAGGGTATTCCTTAATAATCAACTTGCCCTCGATATCTTGAATGTGATCTCTGATTTTTTCTTTATTTGCATGAAGGTCTTGCAAGTCAACTCCGGTAATTTTTGAATCGTATCTTGAACCCACAACACTTTCTGCAAGTTCCAATGTGTAATGTACTACTGTCAATCCATTCTCGACTGCTTGAGCGCCTAAAGACACCAAGACCATAGACTTTCCAGCGCCAGTCGGTGCGATAACCACACCAAGCTCGGAAGCGCCGAGACCACCTTGACAGATTTTGTCCACCCTAGACCAGCCAGTGGAAATAGGGTTTCTAGTCTTAATTAGAAACCTAGTTTCGAAATCTTTCAAATAATCATGACCAAAGTTATTATCTGTTCCAAGTTTAAGTGCATCTTCAATAACTTTTTGGATTTCGTCAAACGATGAGGACTTCAAAAGGCCAACAGATTTAAGCATGGCTTTCTTTAGAACTTGCTTTTTGCAGAAATCAAGGGCCTTATCTTTTACCCACTCTGCTTCTCGGACTTCGCTTTTGTTTGCAAGCACTCTTCCGTAAAACTCTCTAACGTTCTTAGCCAAAGCAGAGTCTACAGTTGTTAAGTCACCTTTAATTTTCATGGCAAGTAGTTCATAGGTCGGATGAGTTCCGTACTCCTGTCGATAATCCATGACAATTGAGCAGAACTTCTGCAAGTATGCTTTTTCAAAGAACTCTATATCAAGTACCTCTTCCATTTGGTCACAGAAGGGGCGATCTTCAATCATAAGTCTGCAAAGTTTCTCTTGAAAGTCTTTTCCGTATCTGTTAAATGTCTCTTTCCTATTGTCCATGTTTTCCTCCGTTTGTATTGTTAAATATAACATGTTTTGGTCAAATGTCAACCTAAAAAAAAGTTTTTTTTATGGTTATTTTATTAGTTTACGCACTATAATCGTTGCTTTGAAATGGAAGAACAAATCCTGTATAAATCAGAAAAATTTGTCGATCCAAGGCCGTCTGTAAACAGCAATTTAGTGAAATTCATTCTACTGTATTCGAACTCAAAGTTGTTGATTGAGTAATCGATAATATCTTTGTTGATTCTGGCTATATTTGGTTTGTATAGCTGCATAATGTCGTAATTGTTTTCAATAAGACCTTCATGTGATAAGATATTCTTGTGTACCTGCAAGGGTTTACCCACTTGGCGACATTCGTCAAGCACTTGTGATAAGTCAATACTTTCAGTGTTTGCTAAGATAGGAAATTTTTTACTTACAGTTTTTAATCCCACTCTCGGAACTCCCTTGAGATTGTCCGAGGGATCACCAGAAATTGCTCTGGCAAGCGCAAAGTTATTTGGATGAATTTGAAACTCTTCCATGATGATTGGCAAAGTAATAACTTTTTTCTGGATGGGTCTGAAGATTGAAGTTTTTTCATCCACCAACTGATAAAAATCTTTGTCGCTTGAAACGATAAGCTTGTTGTAGTCTTTATATTTTTCATGTTGTGTGACATATGATATAACATCATCTGCCTCGACATAATCTATGATAATTTGAACGACTGGTAGCTCATTTACATATTGCATCGTGCGTACTTGCTGGTATGCTTTGTTCTTTAACTGTTCTTTCTCGTCAAGTTGAATCATTCTCCGGTTGAACCTCAAAGGCTTTCTTCCTTCCTTGTAGTTCTTGTTCATAGAACGCTTCTTTTCCGAGCCTCCATGGCCGTCCCAAGCGATTATAATCTCATCAGGCTCATACCCCCTTACACACTTTTGAAGGCTCTTCAGAAAGCCAATACAGCCGCCTATGGCTATACCTTTTGGGTCCATGGTGGGGTTGATTATGTATGACCTGAGAAACATATTGAGGCCGTCAATAATAAGCAGTCTCTTCTCGGTCATTTAGCCCCCTTGGCATGTCGTTTTGACACTGCGTTAGAGGGGAAGCCATCTTGCTGCCACTTATTTACGCTGAAAGACTTTGATGGTATGTCTTTATATGTTTCCAGCTTGTAGTAATAGACTTCTCCTGCCTTTGATACACCTGCGAGCCAGTGAATACCGTGTGCAGCATAGTCTAAAGAGTTTCTTGTCTTGCCGTTGTGACTTACTCGTTCTCCAGAGCGGTCTACGACCTTTGCAATAGAGTTGCCGCACATTGTTTTTACCTGCACGGTTTCAAAGTGATCGCCTCTGTCAACGACAAGATCGTAAACTGCGTCTCTCGATGATGGTGTGTTAACAATCCATCCCTTTTTAATTAAATCAAGATAGACCGTAATCTCGCTGCGATCTCCTGATTGATTTGATGTATCCCTGTACATAATGTCCTCCGTCTTCTATAATATAACATGTTTTGGGTCGCCTGTCAAATGGAAAGTAAAAAAAACCCCCGAAAGCTTTTGGTCGCTAACGGGGGAAAAACATTTGGTCCGAGTTTTTTTTTATTCTTCTTGAAGATCGATCTCCTCTTGTGTCGTGTCGAACTTTTGAATGATTTCTTCGTCCATAATATCGAACACTGCTAGTCTAAAGTCTTCGTCTTGAAGTTTCTCTAACCATTTGACAGACTGAAACTTATGGGCTTTCCCTTGTCGATCGACAATAGTATACCACGCTCCAGTCCGAGACATCTTCTCAGTACCAGAGAGTCTAATGGCTTCAAACCAACTCTCTTCGTCCTGAATACCAACGTCGGACCCCCAAATGATCTTGAAGGCGCAGGTTCTGCCTTCGGTGCCAAAGCGGGATTTTTCAATCTTCACTTTGACTTCGGAACCAATGCGTAGACCCTTATCATTATTTACATATCCGGCCTTGGCTTTACGCTTTGTGAGCCAGATACGCTGTGAACAAAAATATTCAATCGCCTTACCACCGGGAGCGATCCAAGGTGTGGTCATCGCTTCGGCAACGTTTGATGTGATATTAGTCTTCAACTGATTGATAAGCACAAGAGTGCATTGGTTATTAGCAAGCGGAATAGTCAGCTTTGGAAATGCTTTTGAGAAAATCCTCGGCTTAACTGCCATGCTAGATTGAGGATTGAAGTCACCTTCGATATCCTTTTCACTTGCCGTGGCAGCGATACTATCCCAAATAAACAAGAACTGCGTGTCTGGATATTCATCCATAAGATTCTCGATTTCTCCAAGAACCTTTTCTACGCTGATGGCTTGAACATAAATCATGTTCTTGACATCGCATCCTGCTTTCGCCAAAAAGGTGTCATCTAGGGCTGACTCAGCATCAAAGTACACAACAGTGTGACCCATCTTCTGAGCATTGGCTGAAATCAAAGCAGCCATAAAGGATTTACCTGATGCTGATAAACCAGCGATCTCAGTAATCTTACCAACAGGAATACCTGCTCGTTTTCCTCTACAGGTAATTGAATCTAGCCATCGAGATCCGGTTGGAATCCACTCTTTTACAATAGTGGGGCTCCCTTGAGAAAGATCATGAGCTACGTTTAGCCCAGTCCTTTTGTTGATGCCTTTTCTCATGGCGTCTAAATCAATTTTACCTGCTTTCATTTTTAATACCTCACCCATAAATATACTCCTTTAAATGTTTATTCGGCTTGTTCTGAAGGATCTTCTTCAGATTGTTGTGCTTGCTCTTCAGAAGCTGCTTGCTCCTGTTCTTCTACTGCGGTCTCAGCGGCTGCTGAATCTTCTGTTTTATCGCCACATGCCATAAGCATTAGTGGTAGCAACATGATTCTCATATCTTTTGTCTCCTATAGTTATATGAAAAAGGGCCCCTACTTATTATTCGCCGGGGCCGAGGCGAGTGGACACACAATCGTTAAAACGATTACTCTGCCATAAGTTTATCAAACGCTGACTGGACTGAATCATTTGTATTATATCGTTGCGATTCAGAGGACCGATTCTCAGCTGATCCCTCGGATGAAAAACTATCATCCAAGAGTGTTTGAACTTCATCAGAACTAAGTCTGTTGAAGATGCCAGCGATGTCGGGAACTGAATCAACCAGTTCTTGACAGTCAGCCACAGACTCATCGCATAAAACGGAGGGACGGCGGCGAGGCTTAATCTGTGACTTAGGGAAAGAGCCCGGTGTGCCCGGGACAGTGTACGTCAACACAATATCTGTACCTGTCTCTGGATCTGAAATATCACCATAATCAGGATCAAGTACCAGACCCAAAAGGGATTCATATGCCATCTTTCCGTAAGACCAGATGCGTACACCCTTCTCTTCTTCACCTCTTACAAGGATCGGGGAGAAATAACGCTTACGGACGAATAGCTTTTTGGCTTCTCGCTTTGCATTATCATCATTTTTCTCGACACCCTCTTTCCAAAGTGCAGATGCAAAGTCACACACTGGACAATGTTCTCCAAAGTTTTTCTTTGGACACAGGATGCCGGGGTTCTTCCCTACATTATAATGAAAGTGATATTCCTTGAAGGGGTCACCATCTTGTGTAGGTAAGATTCGAAGGGTTTGATCCCCTTCTGAAGGCTTCCATTTATTGGAATCCTCCTTTCGTGCTTGAGGGTTTTTAGAGGCTTCAAGCTTAGCTCTCATTTTTGCAATATCAATAGCCATTTTGTTTTCTCCTTTCGTAGCTAAGGTCGGTGAAATCTATCTCACCGCCAATTTATATTATAACATAGTTTTTATACCTTGTCAAGTAATTTGTTGAAGTTTTTGTTTCGATCCGATGTTATTCAACAAAACACCGACTCCTAAATATCTTATATTACTATATTTTGTAAAATTTAAATGTGAAAAGTGGGTGGCTTTTAAAGAGAGCCACCGAAACTCTTTGGGCTTTACCCGAAGGTAACAACTTCCTTGGTGGAAGTAAGCGAGCCTACAACAGTAGAGTTGTTGAAGGTACGATAGCCCTTAGCATCTACGTCATAAACGGTCTCGATGCTACCGTTGCTACGGGGAGAAGAATCGCCTCGATAGCTGGATGGAATGTCGCTAAATCGAACAAAGCGCATAGTACGCTCGCTTCCATCAGCCTTAGTAAATGTACCAGTGTGTACAGTAGTGTTGATTGCATTGTTATTCATAATATCCTCCTTATTATTATTGATTATGAAACTTTTGATCTTTGTCGCTAGACTTTTATAATTTAACATGTTCTCCTCTATTTGTCAAGTTACTTTTTGAAAAAAGTTGAGATTATTTTTTAAGTTGTAATCTCGGCAACTTTCATAATATAACATGTTTGGTTATACTTGTCAAGCAAAAAATTGAATTTTTTTTATTGAAGATTTTGCTGTTGAATAAAGTGTGTGTACTTAATTGAATAGACAAAAGAATGATCTGATTCATTTTGCCACACACCGAAAGAACAGTCTATCTCCCTCTCTTTATGTAATATAACACGCTCTTTAATCCTTGTCAAGAAGTTTTCTTCATTTTCTATAAAATCTTCTGAGACGGAATAGTAAAAGCTTGTCTCTGTCGTGTTTTCTAGGTCGTAGAACACCTGCTCTTTTTCATCATATACTTCGCATAGTGCTACTGTTCTAATTCTAGATATATCTTTGGCCTCATGAGTTGAGCCAATAACTGGATCGATATTTTCAAACCAATAAAGAGAAGCAATGAAGTTTGCGACCGCACTATTGATCTTTTCATACCTGTTTGAGATTGATGACGACCCGACGAAGTCTTCCACGCTCTAATAGGAACACAAACACCAGGACTAAAACAAGCCTGACCTTGCATACTGCTGAAGGACATTAAAAACTACTTTGTTTTGCATCTTCTGTGTCTTTGATAGCATGAATGGGTCGGGATCAATGAATACGACCGTAATATTTCTATCCTTTATCTTCTCAAGCAAAGATAGGGTGATTGCCGATATTTTACCTGCACCAGACAACACAACAGTAACATCTTTGTCCTTGGGTAGCTTTAATTTCTTGAACACAGAGGGGCCACACTTCTCGTAGTCTTCGTGCGTCTTCTTCTTTGGTACCACACCATCAGTATCAACGCAAACCGCCTTCAGATTGGAAATTTGGGGCACTAATGACGCTATATTCTTACCTGCTTCACCAATTCCTAATACAAACACTATAACCTCGCCATGTTGCCAAGATTTCTTCCAATACTGATACCAGCAGGGAAGTGTCCAAGTGTTGTATCCTGAAAGATCTCCAAGATTTGATCAAGCAGGTGCCTTTCTTCGAACGGCATGTCCAGAATAATACTATCGTGGATAAGAAACGCTACGTTAGTTTTTTTGTTTCCGAGGAATCGAGAGATTTGGTTTGCTTGCGTGAGAAAATTGTCACTGGAAGAAGACTGCAATAGATAATTGAGAGCGTGATAGCTGTCAGCGTCAATTTCCCTATTAAAAGGAGTTTTGACCCTACTTCCATCAAAGGATTGTTCGAGTACTTCATTTCGATCATAGTAGCTTGATCGTATTCTTTCAGAGGCTGGGTTGTATAGCCATGCGAGGAATTGTTTTTTTGCATCCTCTCTTGTTGTTGCTTCATCAAATATGTTAGTGGCGTTAAACTCATGAATATCTCCTGTTGGTTGTTCTTGGCCGGAAAGTGATAGTAAAGTTCTTACCTCTGCTGCATTATAATCAAGCTCTACAAAGCAATCCCACTTAGGGACAATCGCTCCGCGCAGTTCTTTCTTATAATTCAGAATTGGAAAAGAACCCTGTTTGGTCGATAGACGACCGGTGACAGTACCAAATAGATCATAGGAAACTCTTGGGGTTGTGCCGTAAAAGCGATCCCAAATAGACTTTGCCTTGAGGTCCGTCTGGTAAGATCGCTTTAAGTAGTTCCAATCAATCCTTACGTCCTGTTGGGAAATCTTATAAATTGTCTCTGCTGTATTTCTGAGAAAGCCATAGTTTTTTGGCCTCTCATAGGACTCCAATACATGCTGAGTGATCTCATTCTTGAGACTGTAGTAGTGTACTAAATGAGAGTTGGGAACGAGGTCATAAAAGCAGATATCATCCAAGTTAACGTTAGAAATCAAGAAGGATTTTACGAAAGACTGGATCTTCTTCTTTCTAATATCCCAACGATCTCTAAGGTGGTCTGGACAGACATCTTCGATGCTCTTTCCGTGGCAGTAGAGGGTCGCTAGATCGACTCTAGCGTCTCCAAGCAGGGGGTGATAGCCCCAAGTCCCTGTAAGGTCCTCAGCGACCTCTCTGTGCTCTATTTTGTTATCAATGAATAGCCCTGTGCATTCTTTCTTGTCATCAATAATTTGAAACGTCGTCACTTGCCCTCCCTGTGTCGTTTTGACTTCCTTTTTGTCGTTCCTCTAATCTCTTTTTGTAATAGTTGTAACTGCCATCGGCATATCTATACTTTTTTCGGAACTGTTCATTAATATAACCCATTGCTTTTTCTTTGTCAAGTAATTTTTCAAACTCTGATGCTTTTTGTGTGATTCTGACGATAGCAGGCTTATCATAAGGGAACTCATCTTCCATATTTCTAATTCTAATATATTGAGGTATCCAAAAGTATAGATCATATTTGTTATTATATTCTCTTTTATTAATAGGAGTTCTAAATATATTCTTATATACTAACTTATCATGGTTGTTTGTGCAAACTTTAATTTCTTTAAGAAGGGTATTGACTTTGACAAAATCAGAATATGACTTTCTAATTAAAGGCCTTAAAAGGTCAATATCAAGAGTATAAGTTTTTTTGTAAAATCTACGAAAAAAAGTTCTAGGCTTAAATATAGAATGAGCACCCAAGTATGGCTCCGAAGCTCGGGAAGCTATATCGGACACAAGAACCCATGGACATTGTTTAGACACCGACCAACCATATTGCTTACAAGCTTGAAGATAGAACTGTACGCAATTCTTATCAAACAAGAATTTTTCTTTATCTGCATCTACTGAGCAGTCTAAATCAGATATAGACACAGCCATGCC